TTCATTTTAACCTTAGCATAGTCGCTTTTTGGGCGCATCATATTTTTAGCCATCTCCCACTTAAGCATAATATCAGTGCCTACAACGAGTACACCCTCATATAACACTTCTAGCGAGCGGGCCATTTTACCATATTGTCCCTCAAGTACTTCTACAGGCGGGTCAAATTGGTCGTCTCTTACAATAATTTTAGAAGCACCTGTTGATGTTTCTTTAACTTTGTATACTTCGTTCATGTACGTTTTGTAGTTGAAGTACAATACTTGCACTACATTATTATCACGAACGTCATAGTTCACTAGCGACTGGTCGTAACCTGCGCTATAATTTTTTGTACCCTGCTTTTGAATTTTTTCAAGCTGCTCTTCGTCCAGTTCTGGGAATTGCTTCTTAAGCTCGTTAATAGGTAAGAACTTAACTTCACCAACGTAATAAATATCATCAAAATACGGTGATTCAGTATAAGAGTGAATAAGATAAGCAGGATCAACATATTCAACCTTTACACCCTCTGATTGATTAAAGCTGTTTTTTACAGCCGCAATACCTAATGTTGTAAGATCGTAATAGAGCCTTTTCTTAGTTAGGTCGTAATGATTACCGTCAAGAAGTGTATTAATAGCAGTTTCTTCCGCAATTTCAATACCCTGCTTGTAGCTTAGCTGCATGTGCAACTCAAGTTCTTCTTTTGAATCAGGTAATGTTTCAGGGTTGTTTTCAAACAAGTTCATGCCAAACGCTTCTTGTGCAAACTCGTTTAGCTGTTTTGTTTGAAGATCACGAATAATAGATTCCATGTATCTAGTGCGCTTGCTTACGCCGTATGGATCTTGTGAGTACGCTTTCAGATCAAAAGAGCGATCTGCAATACCGTTAACTACAATATCTACAAATTTAGATAGAATAGGTACTGGTTTCCAATCAAGGTTTAGGTATGACAAGTCGCCGTTTACAGATAATTCATCTTTGTATTTCTGAACGCTCTGTTCGCCTCTCGCATACAGTCTTAAATTGTGAAATGTATTTTGATTGCTTCGAAAGCGAGTGGTTCCCGCGTTGCTAGAGAACCATTCGTTTTGAATAGCTCTGGCTACTTGAAGCCCATAGTCATAAGACATTTTTTCAGAGTCACTGGCGACTTGACTTGGGAAAGCGTTATTTGAAACCGACTTAGCCATAAATTATTTTATTATTTCTGAAGTAAACCCGTCTTGGCGGAATTTTGAAATCTTTAGATTTAACTTTGTTCTTTCTAATTTGCCTACAGGTCTGTATAATTCTTTGTTGCAAGCCATGATAGCCAAACCTGAGCTAATCGCGGCATCGTATTTTGTACGTTTATTTATATCAAACTTAGACCAGTCGTTAAGTGTATCGTTAAAATACATATTACCGTACTGGTTTTCCGCATTCAATCCAACGTATTTATCTATGTACATTTCTATTGCTGCGGCGTGAGCTTGTTTCATATCCTCACTAGAGTTTGGTATACCACCAATTTCTTTTTCTGTTATAGATAGTTTGTTCCACAATCTGTCGGGGCGGTTCATTGAGTATCCTCTATAACCTCTACGCTTAAAATGATAAAGCAATCTAGGTTTGTTATTCTCCGCTAATATCGGCATACCATAAAACACACAAGCCATCAGTACATCTTCAAAAAAGATTTCTGCGGTTTGTGGTCTAGCTATGTATTCAAGGAAGAATGTACTTGGTGGTGCATCTTCCATAGTGAACTTAGTGAGTCCGTGTAAAGCTCCTTTCGAACCTTTTCCATCGGTAGTTCCCGAAATGTCGTAACTATCGCAACCAAATGCGCCGATGTGTTCATTACCCGGGTATCTAACTCCATTTTTTGTTATTTGCCTATTCTGCAGGTTTGCACTTGGAATCCAAGAAACTTTAAACCTACCCTGAGGCGTTGGCATAAACACAACTTTTGTATCTTTTACGCCGTTTACCCACTGAAAGTTGCCAGTGGTTATAACATTAGTATTACGCAGATCATTATTATAATCAATCTGTTCGTAGATTTTAGCGAGATTAAACAAGCTATTTTTTGTTTCATCTCTAAACGCATGCTCTTCTGTACGCGGGAACTGGCGATAATATTCATTCAAAGCATCCTGGTCTTGTTTAAGACCTTCAACTTCATTATTCCAGTAATCTATAACCCCTTGATCAATAGCGTCACCAAACGGGTCTAAAACTTCTTCTTCAGGTGTATTAAATACCGGCTGCCCGTACTCATCAATAAATCCTTCATAGTTCCATTCCATTGGGATAAATAGCGAGTATAAACCGGATTTTGTTTGGCCATTCGAATTTCGTTTGGTTACATCTGAATCGTAGTATAACTTTTTAAAGTTATCGCCACCTTTTTCTAAAGCGTTTGACGTTGAACCCATCATACACTTCCCAATGATTCTAGCACCAAGACGAAGCGTTGTTTTAGTTACACGCCAGTTATTCAAAATATTATCTGGTCTTTCCCACTTACCACTCTCATCATGCACAAGCAGTTTAAGCTTTTCACCATCGTAAGAGTTATCGCCGGTATTCTTCCAGTCAATTGTGGTGTCAAGGCCCTCAAGCTGTATCTGCTGTTCTTTTGCCTGAATTGATTTGCGGGTTAACTTAGAAGCAGGAACCCTATACGCCAATTCAGTCTTCGGTCTATCCATACCATCTTGTATAGGTTTGAAGAAAAACGGGTAGTTGACCGAGATGGGTACGACTTTATCCGTAAACATCTTTTTTGCATCGGAACCTGTTTTTGACAATATACCGAATCTGGCGTCACTTGAGATTGTTGCCATGTTGACTGTTTCTCCTGATGCCATAAATGAGAATCCACTCCGTCTATTCTTGAGGTAGCACATTCCGTAGCTTCTGCTATCAGCTTTACATGCTTCCCAGAATATAAAGAAGAGTCTATTGGCTTCCCTGTAATCTGGATGCCCGACATCAATCTTACTCCACTGCAGGTACATGTAATGAGTCCCAGTAATATAAGTAGGAGCCCCCTTGTTATAAAACCAATAGCCACCATCGCGTCTGTTGAATTCTTCATCGATATAAGCCTCCCACTTACTTTTAAATTCATCGGGATAGGTTTGCCAATCAAATATACTTTTGATATTTTTAAGCTCCTTAGGATACTCCGAAACCACCCATTTATTCGCCCCTTTATTAAGGTCTTTTGGCGAAGGTGGCAATGCTATACATAAATTCTGTATTTCGAGTATCTCGCCTATTTGTCCTGTCTTACTTATAACAACTAGATCGTGTTCTTTGTTGTATCCATATTTCCAGGACTTTGATCTATTTAATCTGTTTATTGTTGTAAGCTTTATTGGCTGCACAACTTTTACTAGACTCTGCTCGTACATTATCTAGATCGTTTTTCCGCAAACCCTGAGAAAGTTTTCTTTTCCTCTTCCTGCTTTGGTTTGTTTTCAAGTATGCGCTCTTCTTCTTCAATGCGCGTTAATATTTCAAACGCATCAAAGATTGCCAGTTTCTTCGTGGCAGCGGCATTTTTTAAGCGGTCAGCAGATACATCATCTTCCGTATTGGTGATGATTTTTTCTTCAGCAACTTTGATAAGTTCCTCAACTGCTTTGCGACCAGCTTGGATTATACTCTTTTTCGCTTGCTTGGTATCCATACTTGATTGTGATTCGATTTGCGGGTACGCGGTAAACCTTTTCCCCTTCAATATTAAATTCGTATTCCGTACCAGGCGTAAACCCTATAAGCTCTCCAGCTTCAAAATCTCCGTAAGCATATTTAACTTTTCCTATTAAAGGTCTTTCATTATGCTCAGAAAACATTCTTTCGTCAGCCATAGGCTTAACAAATATAAAGCCTTCTATAGGTTTCCATTCTCCGTCTCGCTTATAAGCATAAATCTGATCTGGATATACAAAGTATTTATCTTCTTCGTAATACGAGCGGCTGTTCTTTTCGTTTCCGCGTATATCTCTAAATCGTCTAAAGACGTTATGATGGACAATGATTTCATCACCAGGTTGTAAACCTAGATCGTTTACTTTTGGTACAGCCTCGACTACGCCGTGTCTACTGGTATAAAGATGGTTTTGTAATTCTGTATTTAACAGCAGCGTGACGCCGTTGATTTCTTTCTCCGATGTTGTTCTTTTAGCAAACGGAGATATAATAAAGTTGTATATGCTTTGCATTACCACTTAAGATCGTATTCGATAGATACGGCCATGTTTTTGTTGAAGTCTTTCCATGGCATGACCAAATCACCTTTTTGAATATAGACAGAGTACTTGTCTTCTTCTTCTATAATGTTAACTATGGTATGACCGCCATACACTTCCTGTCCAACAGAATAGTGCATGGCGTCATTTTTATAGTCCTTCCCGATGCTAATCTTACGAATTACCTGCATCGTTTGAGGTGATAGTACCATCTTGTAGGTTGATGCTTACGTCACCGTAAGTTTCTTCCAATCCTTTCTGTACTTCAGCCAGCTTAGCGCGTACGGCTTTGACATTTTCCATCATTTCGTACTTAGCCATTTCATGGCTGCCAATTTGTGTTTGAAGTTGCTGAAGAGCATTAACATACATTTGTACGTTTTTCAACTCCTCTTCTGTAATCTTAGCAGTTTCTTTTTTCTTTGCCATTTGATTTAATTTAATTGTTTTTAATTATTTAGCAGTTCCACTTTCTACGCGCTGCTTTGCCGCGTTCGCTTGTCCAGCCTTTAGAGCGTGCACAAAATGATTTGCGACGCTTTGCTGCCTTGCTATCCGGGTCTAACTTCGACGGAGGAGTGGTTACCGCTGTCTGCAATTTACTACCTGGATTGTCTTTTTTATATTTTTCTACACCTTTTTTTGTCATGCCGCCACCGGCATCTTTACCGGCACCACCACCTTTTTTAACTTCGGCGTAATATCCTTTAGACTTTTTGCGTGATGGTGCATCACCTTTCTTCTTAAAAGGAGAGCTGTTTTGTACGTAAGCCATATTATTTTCCTTTAAAGTAACCTTTTTTCATTGGGCTACGTTGCTTAATACCTACATTTTGTTCAAATCTCATTTGAGCAGGTGACATTGGCGGGCGGTTTTCACGCGTTGGTGTACCGTCGACCAAAGGTGCACTTGTTCTATTGTAAGATGATCTATTAGCAGTCCCGGTATTCGCCTTCATAGAGTTAGCCTGCTCAAGTGCCGTCGCCTGTGCTTTTGCTTTAGCTTTTCTATCCGCAAGAATTTGAGTGCCCGTAAACTGTACATTATCTGGCGCTTCTGGTACAGTTTCTAATTTAGTGCCCTCATATTCCATACCTGCTTTAGCAACCTTATTTTCCGGGCGGTAAGACGCGTCAAAAGTTGTATTGTCAGGAGCTTCCGATACAGACTCTAGATTTGTTTCGTATTTATTAGCATTTGCAGCAACCTGATTAACAGCTGCTTGGAAATCCTGATCAGCTTGATATGCTGCTTCGCCAGCTTTGCGGTTCTGGCGCATTTGCTTACGTGTAATTATGTTGCCGTCTTTATCAACTTGGCCGCGTTCACGCATGCGTTGTTCTTTCTTATTATCCTTGTATTCTTGTTTAGCCCCAGCTTCAACTGCATTAATGTTCTGACGCTCAGCACGTTTTGTTCTAGCGTTGTCGACTGTATTTTGCAAACGATCTTTCCAGTTTTTTCTTGGTGCGCTTTCCCCGCTCGCTGCACCGCCGGCTCCAGCATCGGGAACAGAAGCTACGCCGCTTGATTTAACGCCAGCCCCTGCTGCTGAAAGGTCCGCTTTTGGAACATTTGCCCCGCCAATCTGCGGTGTTTCAAAGCTAGGCTTCATTCTAATTTGTGTAGAAGCTTTTGAACTAGATCCCGTGCCGTTTACTTTATTAGTTGTAGGAACGCCAGCAGCTCCGTTGTTAGCAGGACTTGCAGTTTCATTTGATGTTGAAGTAGTTGTAGTGCTGCCAGGAGATGTTTCGTTAGTTGTAACATTACCAGGCTGTACGGTAAATCCTGTATTTTTTTCAATATTGTTTTTAGTCATAGTACCTCTTTCGGTACCAAAGTCTTTATTTTCAAAATTACGGAACTGACTAATTTCTTTATTACCGCCTTGTTCATATTGAGCAAGAGATCTATCAACACCGCCTGATTTGCTTAGGGTCTGTTGATCAGCAGTCAACCCGCGCATTGTAGCATAGTTCTGCTGATATTGAGCCAATTTATCAGCGCCAGTACCTGACATGCCTCCTGTTTTTTCATTAAGCGCATCAAACGTATTTACAATATCTTCATTTGATACATTGCCTTTCATAAAATTACGACGCTCGCGCCAGTTGCCAAACAGACCGTTGCGGCCATCTGATTGGCGAGCATATTCTCTAGCAAGATCTCTTTGCTGACGCTTTTCAAGATTTTTGTCACGATTAATAGAACGATTAACCATTAGGTTATTTCTGTAATCGCCTACTGTACCTATTCTATCTGTTTTATCTTCAATTTGAGGGGTAAATGTGCTTTTAGTATCAGGATCTTTTACAGTGGTAGTTACCTCTTCAACTTTTGTGGCGGTCGGTGGAGTGTAATTAGTCATGTCATTCCACTGATTAATGTAAGCATCGGAAATATATCCCTTATTTGCCAGCTCCGCACCAGATACACCTTTAAATTTACTAGAGTTTGATAAGCCTTTTAAGTAATCACCTGCTGAGCCAGCTTGCTTACCGCCAGTAGCTTGATCAACAGTAGGGCTGTTGCCTTCTACAGTAACTTCTCTTTTTTCCTTTACTTGTCTTGTATCTCCCTCTTGTGTTTTTACAGCTTCAACGCCGTCTTCTTTAAAAGGAGATGATTTTGCTTTTTGTGTGATAGGTTTTTTGTACATAATATTATGCTTTATACGCTTCGTTTTCCCATTCAAGTTCCGCTGCACCCTCTTGCAATTGATGTCTTTTATATACTTTCATGGGTGACTTTGTATCGCGCTTCCATATCACTTCATTATCAGTGTAGTTAAGGCGATTTTGTTGCATTTGATTTAAATGCACTTTTTCATGCTCTACGGCTTCTTCTTTTTGTTCTGGCGATAATCCCTTATTAATAAAAATAGTTCCGTCACGATTTGCTTCCGCCATTATATTTTCACCTAATTTTTTTTCAAATACAGGTGTATCAAATGTTGACGTCTGCTCATCGTAACCGAACAAAGTACTTTTATTTCTAAGCTTAAATGCCATTAGCAGCTACATTTTCCAGTGCAACCGCAGGGTAGATTAGTAAAGTTTGCATGCTTGCTTTTTGCATCTGCTGCTGTAATCTTTTGATTTCCAGCTGCTTTTGGATTTGCAACAGCACGCTTAGTGATAGGTTGTAAGTGTGTTTTCATCGATCTTTATCTTTAATCATGTCGTCTATAGCTTTATTATAGACTTTATCAGTATAACTTTTGTTCTTATAAAATTTACTTCTCGAACCGATTGGTAAATCTTCTTCGCCAAGCAACACTTTATATATGCGAGTAATCATGCGCTTGGTCTTAGTAGACGTAGTATAAACACTGTATTTGATTGTAGTCCTATTTCGATGGCGCCATACGTCAATCCACCCATCACTTCGAAGACGTTCCCAGCGGTTTTTATCCCACGCATATGTGTACGTCCCCTCTATAAAATCATTACGTGTAAATCGCTCTTTACAATCGAGGTAAATTAGAAGCTCTAGGTCAGCATCTAGAATACCGTAAGTCTTACAAGCCCATTTTCTAACGAGCCTGTAATACTTGAATAAATTCATTTCACGTAAGTCCGACGGTGTTATTCTCATTCTACAATAACAACATCGCCAACAGTAATAACGTGGAACAACTCATCATTCCATTCGATACCGTGCCCAGCGTGTTTATCGTATCTGATAATGTCGCCGTTTTCAACACCAATTACCATAGGCCCACAGCTTATAACCTCGGCTTTTAAATACCTAACGTCGCTGTTTTGCTTTTCAGTTAATTCAAGGCCGGCAACTTTTTTTGCTGCCTCCTTGATCTTCTTGATGATAATATAATTATTTACCGCTTTCATCCAATCTCTTATTAGAAATTACACAATCTGCAGAAATAATCGTCGTGGCTACACTGACTGCATTTTTCAGTGCTGTTTTAGTAACAAGTACAGGATCAATGATCCCAGCCTTAATCATGTTTACACTCTTGCCTGTTGTTGCGTCAATACCCCAATTCTTTTTTGTAGGCATAACTGGATCAAGAATGTTTGCGTTGCCCATGATTGTATTGAACGGTGCTTTAATAGCCTTGAGCAATACACTGTATCCAGCGTTCTTGCTTTTAATTTTGTTCGATGCATAATATAATGATGCACCACCACCAGCTACGATACCTTCTTTTAACGCTGCTTGCGTTGCGTAAATGGCATCTTCAACACGATCTTTCTTTTCTTTAAGCTCGACCTGTGAGTCAGCTCCTACATGAATCAAACCAACTTTACCAGTAAGCATTGACAAACGCTCTTCAAGCTTGCTTCTGAAATAACCGTTGGTTTCCGCAGAGATTCGTTCACGTACATTTTCAATACGTTCGCGAAGCTGCTCATGGTCGGCTTCTACCTGCAAGACTGTATTCTTTTGGTTTGTCACGGACTTAACCGCTTCACCTAATACGTCTGGATTGATCAGATCCAAATCATCGCCAAGCTCTTCGTTAATTACCTTGGCCCCAGTTAATATTGCCAAGTCTTCAATTGCTTCCTGCTTTGTTGGCCCAAACCCCGGTAAATCTACGATGTTTACCTTGATATTGCCTTTTACCTTGTTAGCTAATAACGTTTGGTAAGGTTGTTGCTCAACTTCAGCGACGATCAGCAGGCTTCTATTCTTCTTTACGACGTGTTCTAAGACACTTTGTATTTTTCTGATATTAGGGATAGGAGAAGACACAATAAGGACCATAGGGTTGTCCAAAACAGCAATGCCTTTATCCTTATCCGTAATAAGGTGCGGTGATTTTAATCCGGAATCGAATTGGGTACCTTCAACAAACTCTACATACGTTTCGTTTGTATCAGATTCTTCCATCAATACGACTCCATCTTTTCCAACTTTTTCGAAAGCTTCACCAATATGGCTCCCAAGTTGTTCGTCATTGTTAGTGCTGATGTATGCAACTTGTCGAAGCATTTCACCATCAACCGGAATACTGGTATTATCAAGATAATCCAGGATCTCTTTAGCGCAACTTTCAACGCCTCTTTTAATTTCTCTAATCTTGTCATCACTTGCAAATTCACTTAGTTCTGTTAATAAAGCGTGGGCAAGGACAGTAGATGTTGTTGTACCGTCACCTGCCTCACGCACTGTGTTTCGGGCCGCTTCTTTAACGAGCGTCGCGCCGATGTTTTCGACCGGATCCATCAAGACTACGCTTTCTGCTACGGTTACACCATCTTTAGTGATGACCGGTCGGCCCAAGGCGTCTTCGTAGATTACGCATTTACCAGAGGCCCCCAATGTGGACTTCACAGCGTTCGCTAACTTATCGACGCCGGCCATAATTTTTGCATTGGCTAAACTGCCAAATGTGAGATCCTTTACAATCTCGCTCGGGTTGTTAAATTCCATTATATTAAATTAAATTGTTTTTGGTTTATTCAAATGTTTTGACTACTGTAGGACCTTTGCTGTATTCCAGCTTTTTTGTAAAGTGCTCAATTGAAGAATCGATTGCACTTTCAGCACCTTCAATAGTCTCCCGGCGAGTGACATCATGCCATTGGTCTTCACCAAGGTTTAGTTCGGTTTGAAAGTAACCATTAGGTAGTCGAACAATACGCCAATTCTTTTTTTCTGACGCTCGCTTCCACCATGCGAGTTGTTCATTTGACGGCTTTGGGCCATCGCTAAATGTGGTGGTACGGTAATAAAATGTCATTTTGGTTTAAAATGTTTAAGGTTATGATATATATATTACCTAAAACTAGTGGTTTTTAATGTATTTACTTGCGCATCAGCTTAGTTAAGTCTTTTGTTTTGCCCTCTGAGCCCATTGATGATCCAAACCAATATCCGTATACATCACCGAGCGTTCTAAGGAAGAAACCACTGAACGTAGTTATGAGGCCCTTTTGCACCTCAGTAAGCGTGGACCAATTAATAATGTCCGTGAAAATAGCCAAACCAAGGCCACAAGCAATAGCAAGTGTAATATAAGTAAGTACATCAGGCGTAGACTTATCTTTGCCCAACTCCCTAGCTTCTTTACGATCTTGTACTTCTTGCTCATAGGCTTCTTTTATAAATGCTTTTTTCTCTTCCGGCGTATCAATAAACTTATCAGCCACCTCAACAGCCTTGTCAATTAGTGGGGTCGCACCCACGCCGAGTATTTTTAATAATTTGCTCATAATGTTATAATAAAACCAGGGTTTGACCATTTGCGGTATTAAAGTCATAATTTCCAGAATCATCTGCCGTATTTGCAGAAGGAACAGAAGACGATGTGTCGCCAAATATTAAGTCAGTTGTAATGCTTGCGTTTGATGCTGATATAGGATCACCGGAATTATACATATTGATAATATCTTCCGATCCTAACAACGTGTCCCACATATGCATGTACATATAATCTGCTACACGACTACCAGCGGTGTTATGGTCGTTACCACAAAATGTCAGCTCGTCAAGAGTCATGTTTGATCTTGATCCATTGTTTGAAGACGCAGTGGAAGTCATTTCAGATCCGTTCCAATAAATCTTAAATGCTGATGCAGCGGTAGACTGTGATGCATCGTAGGTTAACGCCAGGTGTACAAACCCATCTGCATTTGTGTTTCCACGATTCCCTACGCTCCAGTATTCTGTTGATCCAGAACCAGTCCCGGTAACTGCGTTGTTGCTGTGCAATGCTAATTGGCGATCAAAGTTTGTGGATGAACTACGATACCTGGCAACAAATCTATTCAAGCCGTAATCGTATTGCAAAAAGAAACGGTTTGCAGTAGAGGTTGTTCCGGAAGGAGTGAGGTCAAATATAATCAAGTTAAGATCCGTGGCTGACCATTGAGGTCTAATCCACAGAGACATACTAAAGTCTTCAGAGGTAGACTGCAATGGTTTATCTGTAGCAGAATCCCACTTAATATCATTGCTTAACTCCCAGTAATATTTTGCGTTGCTGTATCCATAGAATTCACTTATACCGTGTGGCGATGTTTTACCCACGGAAGTAGACAGTGTAGTTAGAGAGTTGCTTGAACTCCCTAACTCTGCCTTGATATCAGATATGCTTATTGCTCCACTACTTTGTAATGCCATCTAGCTTCGCTTTTAATTCGTCAATCTGTTTTTGTTGTTCTTTGATTGCTTCAATAAGAACCGCCGTAATGTTTCCGTAAGCCACACCAAGCATCCCGTCTTGATCTTCTCTTACAACTTCCGGAAGAACCTTTTGAATCTCTTGCGCGATAACACCAATAGAATTCTCACTACTTCCAATCTTGTTGTATTCAACACCTCTTAGTTGAGTAACCTTGTCTAAAGCATTGTCAATGTCCTTGATGTTCTCTTTAACACGAACGTCAGAATAAGCAATTACATCTCCAGTTGCAGTGAACGTACCAGCCAAGCTGTTACCACCGTTGCTAAAGTTTCTAGCGTTATCGTAAGCCCAATTAGAGCTTATTGATTCTGTAGTTGCCCCATTAACCGGAGTGTCATCAATTGGTCTCCATGTGTTGGTATCAGTATCTGGAGTTTGGATTTCATATGGATCTTGCGCGGTTCCGGTTCCACTAATTGTCGCTCCAGCTATTTTAAAATACTCCTGGCTATCTATTCTTGTAGCTGCGTTATTTGTATCTACAAAATTCCAACCAACATAAAGATCAGCACCAGAAGCAATACCGTCTAGTTTGGTTTTAAGAGTACTGGTAAAGTTTTTCTGTGTTAAACCACCATCGCCAACGGAGTATGTTGTATTAGTATCAGTCCAAGGTACATTTACATACATCTTCTCGCTAGATACCTCAACAGGATAATTCTTACCGTTTTCGGAATATCCGATTTTAAATCCACCCCTTACAGTAGAAGAACCTGCCGGAAGGGAATAATTGTTTGCTGTAGTGCTAATAACACCCGTAGAGCTGTTGTAACTAATTAAACCCGTACCTGATACTTTACTGCGTACCTGAGCAGTGGTTAACTGGGTATTTGTATCAGTAGCGGAAACGGTTATTGTGCTACCCGATTGTGATACTGATGCTGCTCCAGAAGCTGCAATAGTAACAGTTCCGGTAGTCTCACTTCCGCTAACCCCAACGCTTGTTACCGTGTCTGTGTTGGTTGTATAACTTGGAGTAGCCCATACCGCAGTACCACTTGACGAGTACTTCAAGAACTGCCCAGCAGCACCACCAGAAGGGATGTGCTTGTTACCGGCTCCAGTAGGGTGAACATATGCGTTTGCTCCCTCTGCGATACCATCCAATTTGGTTTTAAGAGCGGTGGTAAAGTTCACTTGGGTTAGACCTCCGTCTCCAACAGTATATGTTGTATTTGTGTCTGTCCAAGGAACATTCACATACATTTTACCCGAAGAAAGTTCTACTGGATAGTTCTTACCGTTTTCCGTATAACCTATTTTAACTAAACCAAGTGTTGATGCGGTTGCTGTAGAATAAGTGGTATTGGTATCTGTCCAGGGGACATTAACATACATCTGTTCGTTAGACACTTCTACTGGGTAGTTTTTACCGCTTTCGGTATACCCAATTTTAAATCCACCACGAACTGTAGAAGAACCAGCCGGCAACGAATAATTGTTTGCACCAGCTGCAATGCCGTCAAGTTTTGTTTTATCGGTCGTAGACATGAACCCGGCAGAAGAAGTAGTTGCATCACTGTGGCCGTGATCAGCTGTAGCAAATGCAGAGGCGTTTAACCCATCAACAGTATCAGCATCAAGACCATTACCAGTACCCTCATCAGCCGTGGTAAGAACTCTATATTGAGTTGTTGCTCCACCAGCATATATCTGACCAGTAGTAGCAATACCACCATTCATGATTATATCAAGGTCTATTTTACAACGCTCTCCAAAAGAACTGTAACTACTTAAACCTCCTGGATCGGTAGCATCAGCAACCCAATCTTTTAAAACCCATCCACTTGATTGAGCATTAGCACCAGTGATAGCTACAGCAACATTATTATCGGTAGAGTCTATATAAACTTGTAAAGCTGCTCCATCATAAGTGCCTCCATCTTTTATTCTTATGTATCTAAAGTTAGTACCGCTGTATCTTGATTGCGCAAGTACGGTTAGATCATTAGAATTGTCGTTTCCATAATGATGAGATGCGTTAAACAAAACAGACTGATGGTCACCACTATCTACATCCCATATTTGAAACTCCCCTAAAGCTCTGTCTCCAGTATTTATAGCGATAGTATACCAACCTACAGCAAGGTTTGTTGCAGAATGATATTCAATGTAACCTCTATTAAAGAAGGTTTTCATTTCAGTCTCCGTATAGTAACGACCGTCATGTGTGTGGCTATCGTTGTTTACCGAAACATTACCAGACGCGTCTACTGTAATATCAGTTCCAGACTTAACCCCACCTATTGAATTACCAGCAACCGGAAGACTATAGACTGTATCTGTCCAAGGAACATTAACAAACATCTTCTCACTTGATACCTCAACCGGATAGTTCTTGCCGTTTTCAGTGTAGCCGATCTTAAATCCACCACGGACCGTTGATGATCCGGCTGGAAGCGAGTAATTGTTTGCGTTTGCAGCAATCCCATCCAACTTGCTCTTATCAGTTGTAGACATCAAACCAGCAGTAGAAGTCGTTGCGTTGCTATACTCTGTGTTTGTAGATCTAATCTCAATAGCACCACCAGATTGTGTGATAGTGGTTGCACCAGCTCCGCTTAAAGTGATTGTACCGGATGTTTCAGACCCAGTAACACCAACTGAAGTGATGGTGTCTGTGTTGGTGGTTTTTGCTGTCCAACTGAATGTACCATCACCATCAGAAGTAAGCACCTGGCCAGATGTACCGTTTCCAGATACATTTAATTCTGCTGCACCTACACTGTTATTTGTGATTGTAGCGGCATCTACGCTATTTAGTCCAGCAAGTGTTCCAAGCGAAGTAGAGTTAAACGCTAAAGAACCTAATGTTCTTTTTTCTACCTCCGTACCATTCAGCACCAATGCTGTTGTTGATGATGTATTAGTATCGGTTGTGGTTATATACAACTTGTTTGGTAGGGTAGCATGTCTATTGTAGTCAAATAGATTTTGATAATCATTATTCTCAAGACCAGAGAAGTTTGAGTATATAAATATGTTTTGTAACGGTATGGTTGTGTAAGAAGCGTTACTTGGAGTCCATCCGTAAAAGTCTACAGTAATACGAGTAGCGTGTGTTTGCCCCCCACGACCAGTATGCAGAGCAGTGTCCGCTTTGGTCATAGTACCCCAGTTGCTTACCCCATTGCTACTTGTAAAATCAGCCGTTACTTTTGTTAGCCAAGAGTTGTCTGTTTGTAATTCCTCTACAAGTAATTGACATCCTGGATAACTTGATCCAGTCCAACTCATTTGCATACCAATCAACGCCATTGTTGGCCAAGATGAAGAAGCTGTTACAGTAAATCTAAATTTGTAGTATGTTGATGGAACATACCAAGATGTATCTTGCCTGCCGTCCAACAAAAACCTAACGCTACCTATCAAAGTACTGGTGGCATCAACCCAAGAAGATCCATTCCAATATTCAACAACACCAATATCTCTATATTTAATAATATCAGAGCGTTGAGTTTTTAAGAATGCATTGATATTTCTACGACCATTGTAATCGTCAAAGTA